CTAAAGGGCAACCGCCTTGCAACCCAGATCACCGAACTGACCGGGCTGGTCATCATGTTTATGTGCGCTGAACCAGTCAAGGAGACAAACCAATGAGCGTAGACTTGAGCGGCAACCCGACACCTATGCGCACCCGCGACGGAAGGCGGGCTGACTTTGTGCGTGTCAATGGGCACGACAAAGCCGTTTACCTCGTTCAGTTCCGCCCTGAACAGGCTTATTTTCCAAATGGACAAATCCATAGCGGAGACGCGGAGCATGATATTGACCTCATCGGCCCGTGGTGGGTTGTCGGGGAAACCTACCTGCACGACGGCAAGGATGAATGCCCGCTGCCGAAAGGCGCGAAGTGCTGGCGGCACTATCCCAATTGCATCTATTTGGCGGCGTGGGCCAATGTGGTAGCCTACACCATCACAGAGATGCCGCCCGTGAAGCTGTCTGTGGCGGACGAGTTGCGAGAACTTATCGTAAATGAACTGGGCTATACATCCAGCTTTAGGGCTAAAGTCGCAGCCCTCGCTGATCGGCTGGACAAGGAGGGCCGGGGCAATGACTGACTTGCTTTTAATCGCAGCCCGCTTCCAGCTTGACGATCAACTCCGCCGCCGCGATCCGAACTTCAGGATGCGGGCTGTGTTCCACGATCTTCTCTGCCAGCGCATCTTGAGCGGACGCAGTACCATTGCAGATCGCTGCGCTACTTCCGATCCTTACCCCACCGCAACCGCTCAGCGAGAACACGATCAGCAAGGGAAAGATCGCCATCAATCGTTGCATTGTCGATCTCCTCACGGGTTAGGATCTGATCCTTTAAGGCTTTGTTTTCAACCTGTTGCCGACCACTGCGCTTGCCCTGCACAAACGCCCCAATGACTGCAAACAGCGCGGCTACGGCAGTGGCAGCCGCAAGCCAGAGGCTCATCGGATAGTCACCGGCTGAACGGTCAGCCATCGCAGGATGATGTTGGCAACGATCACGCCAATAGCCAAAGAGCTTTGCTGGCCAGCCGATAGCATGTCAGTGACGCCAGCCACCTCAATGCCAGTCAGGATACCGGAAACGGTGTTGAACCAGAAGGTCTTGGATTTCCAGATAGGCTTGGTCATGGTCATTTCCTTTTCCAAAATCGTGCAAATATTGCGGTCAGCATGGCTGGGAGGTTTAGCCACGCTGACCGCCCACCGGGGCTACCGGGAGAACGGACCGGCTCCGATGGTGTCTGAATGTCGTCTGGGCGCTGAACCTTGCTTTCGCTGGCCCGCTCACGCAAAACGCGGTCCCACCACGAACGCCCGCTGTAGCCGGGGCATTGTGTCGCAGCGCCGGGCATGTCCCGGTGCCCTTCGACCACCGCGCCGGGGAACCGCTTCATTAGCGTGTCGATCAATTCGATCTGCAACTTGATCTGATCCTTATGCCGCGTGTCGATCCCCGCGTTAGGGCCGGTGATCTTGGTCAGCCCGCCCTCGCAGCAGATGCCGATGCTCGCGGCATTCTCGCCCTTCGAATGCGCGCCCATTTCAAACCGACCGGCTTGGCTTAGATCACGGCCCGTGATGACGCGGGCAGGCTTTCCGGGACGCGGGAATGTGATGTAATAGTGATAGCCACCCTCACGGAAGCCCCTCGCAATGTGGCCCGCCTCAAGATCGGCATAGCTGTATTCGTTTTCGATGTATGTGGCGCTGTAGTGCTGAACCAACCAGACCACGGCACTATCAGGTTTGTATGACATTGCGGTTTCCTCCGTTGGATTTCGTGTGAAATTACTGGCCGCTGCTTTTCAGTATCTCGACCTGTTCTTGCAGCTCATCGTGCTAGAAACTCTGTAATTGCCTGCCGAAATGCGAGCCAGCCCCCGGCGATTGCAGCGATCCATATGGCGACGGCCTTGGCCCCGCTGATTAACCACTGTCGGCGTGCGTCAGCCGTCATTATGTCCCGCAGCGCGACCAGTTCCTCGTCCGATAGTGGCTTCTGTGTCATCTAAATCGCTTTCTGTGTTATTTGCTGCGATCTGGCCGCGCCTTAACTTCCATTAACCTATCGCGCCCCAAAGGGTCACGACAATAATCGTGCAACCGAACATCTGTCTCTGCCACAAAATTGATAAAACGCCGGTCGTAGATAGACGGCCCTCGAGGCGTGACCTCGTGCCATGCGGACGGCAAATTCGGAAATATGACCATCGAGTTTGGCTGGTACGGGATCATCGTGTCCAGCCCCAGCTTGAGGTTCCCGCCCGCAAGATCGCCGGGGTGTGCGAAGTACCACAGCCCCACAATCGCCTTGTCGCCCGTGTCCAAGTGCTTGCCGCGAACCGGGGTCAGTTCAGGGCTTGCTGGCTGAGTTGCAAACATCGCCCGGCAAATCGTGATGTCAACCGGGCCGTAAGCCTCATTGAGCGAACTTTCAAATGCCCTTGCAGCGATACTCAGCTCGTCGGCAAGATAACCCAGCAGAGCGCCTGTGATAGGCACGTTCGCACGGCCATCAGGACCGGGCGTGCCCCTATCCCACTCCGCCTGCGCCAATTCGTAGAACTGACGCTCTCCATTTTTGAACAAAAACGGGGTCATGCGGCTAACCTCTCATCCAGTTTGTCAGCGAAGCATGGGTCCAAGACATCGACTGAGAACTTCTCGAGCCATGTCAGACATCGCAGCACGTTGTCATATGAAGGGTCGCCCACCAAAGGGCCGAACAAGCCGCCCAGCGGCGCAGAGAATGGCTTACCGGACATCGCTGCGGAGAGGATCAGTCCCGAATACGGATTGCAAATTCGAATGAACTTCGCGCCGTCGATCTGACTGTCCAATGAGTACAGTGTGGAAGCGTCGGAAGGGTGCCGCCTGTTCACAGACCCTGGCCCCCAATTCTCATCTCCCAAAACCAACGTGAACCCCGGTCGCCCCGGATACTTAGAAATTCCTTCTGGTTTCCACTTCTGAGGGCAATGCGGCACACGCCGGATCACATCGCTATCAATGTCAATGTCCGCCCACGGCGGGATCGCTGAGAAGTGACTGACGTGCAAGCCGCCACGGTTGACCATGAACCAGTGCGGAATGGGGTTCCCCTCAGACCAAACAACCCGGTCAGAAACCGGGCCGCTCAGATCATCAATGTGGGTCATGTCGTCGGTGAGATGCCTTTCGAACCGCTTGATAAGCGGCAGCAACTGCGCTTTGAAGGGTTGATCGCTACGCCGAGCGATCCAGTCATCCGAGAAAGCCAAAGGAAAACCTCGTTTTATCAGTCCAGATGCTGTGCCACATCGGATAATCCGCGCTCACGTCAAACTCGCGGGCCGTCCAGCCGCCCGGCTCATCCTCATCAACGTGGATTTGCCCCTTGGCATCCATCCAGCGGAACAGCGCCCGGCCCAGCGTCAGGCTGTAATAGGTCCGCTTGCCCGGCTCGTCGCGGTTCGTGTGCCACTGCATCGCGGTACGTGGCAGATAGAGACAGTGGTTCTTCACCTCGCGCGCGCCGACCATCTTTGCACAGGCTTCCAGCGCGGGCATCTGCCGGTGGAAGTCCAGCGGCGAGATGAGCAGCGAGGGCTGGCCAGCGCTTTTCCTGTAGATCTCGACCTGCGGGATTTTCATCGCAAGGAACTCCGCCTCGCTCACGTCTGGCCCGGTTGGCAACCCTTCCCAGTTGTGGGCGGTCTCTGCGATCACATCCGCCAGCAGGGCCGTGACTTGCTCATTTGGTTCAATCTTGTTCACCATATTACGCCCCTTTCGCGGCTTGGATCGCCGCTTTGATTTGCGCCGTTTCGGTTGCGCCGATCCGACCATCTGCAAGGATGCGGTTCACCGCTTTGGCGGGCATGAACTCGCGCGCCAATTGGATCAGGTGGTTTCTCCGGGCGATCTTTTCGGGCGAAGCATCTGCAACATTGTTCGGGTCCGCCGCCACATCAATCAGCATCTTTTCCAGTTCAGCTTGCCCGCGTTCGGAACTGTTGAGCCGGGTCATCATGGCCGATCCATCGACAAGATCGCCTGTCACTTCGTCGTAAAACACCATGGTGATATCTTCAAATAGCGACAGGTCCACGGACAACATTCGTTCGGAAACCTCGCCCTTTTTCATAAAGGCGGGATGAGGTTTCAGACCGTGATGGTTATAACTGCCGTCCGCGTCGTTGAATAAAAAGTAAATGTCTCTGACGGGCATTAGGTTACACTCCTGTAAGTCACGCGCGTTCGCATTGTTTCGTAGGTGTTATCATTCGGCCCCGCTGTTGAATCCGCCCATTCAATCCCAGTGATTACCCCGTCGCTTGGTGCGGCTTGACCAGATGTCAGAGTACCTGACATCGAGGAAGCGCTACCCCAATCAGAATAACTCGACCACGATCCGTTTTGTTCCGCGCCAAGAGTAGAACCACCAGCACCACCGGGAATAACCTCGACACTTATCGCGGCAGCATCATCAGGCAGAACCCCGGCGTCCGTGACCGTCACCGTCCAGTCGATATAGTCGGTGTTATCGGTCATCGCTGTAATTTCCAACGCGGCCCATTTGGTCGCATCATTTAGCTGTCGGATGATTAGACGACCACCATCAACGCTCGCCAAATATGCAGCCAAATCTCGGCTGTCGTCATCCGTTTCGCTGATATAAACACCTGTCACGCTTCCTATCGTGACGTTATCGAACCGCAAGTTTCCAGCACCGGGGTCTGCGTCCGTTACAGTCGTGCTGAACGTATAGTTGAAGCCCCCGCTAAGGCCCGCTGCGCCGTCCGCACCGTCAGCGCCGTCCGCACCGTCAGCGCCGTCAGCGCCGTCCGCACCGTCAGCGCCGTCCGCACCGTCAGCGCCGGTCGCACCCGTGGCACCCGTGGCACCCGTGGCCCCGTCCGCACCGTCCGCACCGTCAGCGCCGCTCGGACCCGTGGCACCCGTGGCCCCGTCCGCACCGTCCGCACCGTCAGCGCCGTCAGCGCCGGTCGCACCCGTGGCACCCGTGGCACCGGCTGCGCCCGTTGCACCCGTAGCCCCCGTGTCACCCTTGCGGTAGAATTGCACCGAAACGGGGTCGTTATCGGCCAGCGCTGTGCCCCCAACGCCACCTGTCACAGTCAGGGTCGTCACGCCCGAACCGTTAGCCGCAGCCGTTACTGTGAACACCGCGACCTTAGCGGACGTGACGGTATTACGAACGATCAACTCACCTACGTCCCAAGCGTTGACAAAACTGGAAAGATCGGCAGCGCTCTTATCCGCGTCAGCAATGAAAATTTCAGTGACGCTGGCCACGGTCGCATGGTTGAAACGAATGTCACCGCCCGGAATACCAGCCGCAGCGGTGCCGGTATCGAACAGGTAGAGGAAACCGGGGTCGCTGCCGTCTGCCCCGTCAGCACCATCTGCCCCGTCGCTCGGCCCCGTCGTCGTCTCAAGGTCCAGCCCATCGGCGGAAAATTTGAGATACTTGGACGCCCGATCTGTCGCCCGGCCCACGCTGGTTGTCACGGCTTCCGAAGTCGGCTCAACCATCAGCGCCCGGTCAAACTTAGTCAGCAACCGCGACAAATGCCGATAGACCTGATCCATCGCATTGTTGAACAAGCTGGCAGTGAAGCCCGCGCGTGATCCGATATTGCTGGCCCGCTCAACGCTATCCGCCCACAAAACCGCGTAATATGTCGATCCGTCCGCTGGCGTTGTCAGTGTCACCACGCCCGACGACGTGCCCGCCCCCGTGACCGTGTAATCGGTATCAAGCACCAGCGGCGTGTCAGACCCTTGCTTGTAAACCACCAGTTCCGCATTGGCGGCGAAGTAGAAATCAAGCCCGATTGTGTCCACACCGTTCGCCAGAAGCGACGGCCCGACCTGCATATTGTTTTCAGTGTGCGCCATTATCGGCCCCCGTCGCCTAGAGCGTTTTTCAGATCGGGAAGCCGAATGCTCGACCGCCCGCCACCAGTTGCCGCACCTGGTGGATAAAAGAATTGCGTGTCAAAGTCACGCGCGGACTTCCTTTTTCGCCGGAAGGATCGGCTTGCATCCGGGTTCAGGATATCTTCAAGACGGTCCATAACCTCCCGTTCCCAAAGCATATCGGCAAACCAAAGGTTGCCGCCCGGCGTGTAGTTGCGGCCCAGTCGCACAAACTCTGCGCCCGCGTTGGTTTCCTCGCCGCGCACCACGTTCTGCACATTGCCCAGCGTCGCCCCAACAATATCGGTGCCCAGCCCCAGCGTCGGCCCGCCCAGCGTTGTGCCCAGCCCGCCGCCAAAGCGGTTGTGATCCGTAAAAATGAAATCCCCGAAGATGCCCAGCCCGCCACCCTGAGCCATTGCCGCGACCCAGAATTTGGCCGTCGTCATGTCCTTTGGATCGCGGCCCGCTGCAATCTCTTTCAACTGTATGGCCACGCCGCCCAGAATTGTGTTCCAGATCAGCAGTTGCGCCGCATAGTTCGCCGCCGTCAGCGGTCGCCCGTCGAATGCCTCGGAAACCGACCGCGCAACGTGCGTCATCAGAACCGTCAGGGAAAAACTGCGAAACTGAAACACGGCCCGCGCCGTCTCGCCCGTCAGTGTGCCGGGTTTCGATTGCCCGATAACAGCCGCCCGGCCTGATATCGTCGCGCTGGGCACCGCAAACTCTATGTCGCGATAGATGCCCGCCATCCAGCGATCAGCCGCCTCCTGGCCCGCCGCCTTGCGCACCGCGTTCATGCCCATAACCTCAAGCCCGGCGAAGTCGTCCATGTCGCCCGCGCGCATCAAGTCCCAATCGCCTTCGGTCAGCCCCATCTTTTGCAGAAACCGGCGTTGACGCGGGTCCAACTCGCCCCAGCCCTTATCACGCGCGGCAGCAAATGCCCGCATCCGCGACGTGCCCGCCGCCGTCCGGTGCGTTTCGGTCAGGAAGCCAAGGCCGGACATACGAATAACGCTTTCGGCAATGCCCGCGCTCGACTTCATAACCATATCTTCCAGGTCATGCCGCGCGGCAGCCGCGCCATAGTCCAGTCCGACGGACAGGATCAGCCCCAGGTCGCCCGCCGCCTCACGATTGGCCCCGGATGCTGCCAGTCGCACAAAGTCACTCAGAAATTGAAACTGCCCCACGCCGACGAATTTGGCAGAAACACGCTGCGAGTTGAAATCCGAGATCGAAGAAATCACCGCCTTGCCCAGCAGAGACGCCGAAAGCCAGTTGCGGGTTGCCGCCATTGTGGCCGCCATCCGCTCGTTGACCGGCACGTTGGTTTCCCCGGTGAACAGCCGAAACTTACTTTCGGCCTGATAGAGCCGTTTTTCAAACAGCTTGAGCGCATCCTTTTCGCCGGATCGTGCCGCGATGCCCCGCGCGCCATCCTTGAGCCAGGCCCATGAATGCGTCGGGTTTGGCCCTAGCACTTCCATCATGGCAATATCGCGCGCCATGCTGTCCAGATGCCGCAGCATTGTGTCGAAAGGATCGGCCCCGCCGCCGAATTGCTCGTTGTAGGACGCCCAGCTATCCGCGTCCTTGAAGATCAGAAAGCGGTGATCGGATCGGCGTTTTGCCATCATGCCCCGGCCCGCGTGTGCGGTCGGGTTGCGGCTGGCGTGGCCGTCGGTGCGGATATCTTCGTTGACCCGATCCAGTATTGCCCGGCGCTTTGCGGCGCTATAGGGAACGCCCCCATTGTCGCGCTCGGCCATCGCGTCCCAATCAAGCAGGCCGTCGGTCGCGTCGGCCCACTCGCCGGGCCGGGCACCCCGCACCTTATTCGTGTCATGCCATTGCGGCATGTTCCAGCGCGCCAGCTTGGCAATATCGCCGCCTGCCGCGTTGAACCTGGTGCGCGCCCGCTCGGCGGTGTCGGCCCACACCTTAGCAAAGCCCTTGGCCTGGGCGTCGCCCGTTTCCTCGCCGAATACCTCGCGCAGCGTGTCCATCATCAGCGCTTTTTTGCGGCGCATGGTCAGGGCATTGCGGCGGAATGTCCGCATGGCCTCGCTCATCGGCCCTTTGAGGTAGGATCGGACGGCATGATACTGCCCGGTCATGGTTTGCCCGGCATAGGTGCCGCTTGGATCCTCCACCATTGCAGACAGTGCCGCCGCCGGGTTGATCTTGCCGGTCAGGGTGCGATGCTCTGACAGTTCATCAGTGCGGCGCTTGAGCGTTGATCGCGTCAGGCCCGTGCGGCGACGGCGCTGGAATGTTTCCTGGCGTGTCCGGTCGAGGATCGCCCGCGCCGCAGCCGCGTCGGCCTGCACGTCGCCCATGGCCGCGCCCATGTCGGCGGCCTCGCTTGCGTGTTCCTCCAATAGTTCGCGCGCGCGCTCTGGTGGAATGTGCCCGTCATCGACGGCGCGGCGGATGCAGTCACCAAAACTCATTTCAGGCAAACCTCTGCAATGTCTAGCGTTTCGTCAATTTCATCCAGTTCTGCCGCAACGTCGTTCGGGTTGCGCTTTTCAAACACAACATCGCCCGCATCGTCCAGCCGGTCGCCCGGCATGGTATCAAACAAGTCCTTGAATGTGGGGTTGTCTGGATCGCGCTCGGCGATCAAGTCCTCTAGGTCGGTTTGGCGTTCGCCAACTTCAGGCCCTTCGACACCGCCTCGCGCATTGCCTGGCTCGGTTCCGGCTCCGGGTTCAGTTCGCGCCGCAGGTAGGCCGAAGCTGGTCCCGTCGAATGGGTTTTCCCCTTGGATTTCGCTGATTGCTTTTGGGTCATCTATCCCCCCGTTGTTGTCGATTTCTGCAAAGCCGTCCGCAGCGTCCTGGTCGCGCAATGACCGGAACACCGCGGCAGGCTTATCGCCCACTGCGTCCACATACTCCGGCGCGATCAAGCGCCCGGTATTCACAAATCTAAGGATCATGCGGCGGTAGGCTTCGGCTGGTTCAACCGCCATGCTCGCCACACGGACAACATAGCCTGCTTCACGTAGCTTTGCAATAACCCTGGCGATACTTGCCTCATTGCCGCCGACCTTGGGAATGACCAGGTTTTCGCCCTCGGCCATCATGCCATCCATCAGGGCATTGGCAAGATCGCTGCTTTCCTCATGTGTGGCATTCGCGCCAATGCCGCCGTCATATTCGGGCAGGGTTGCCTTAATGTCGTCAGGGTCGATGATTGCCGCGCGCTGCGCCTTCGCGATCTTATTGGCAACCGTGGATTTCCCGGCGGCAGGCGGCCCCAGAACAATCGTGGCCGTGCGGTCCTGGCCTGTTTCCCCCGCTTGCTCGCGCGCCTTGGCGACCCATCGCGGCACGGCCTCGGCGGTGCCGGTGACGGTTTCGCCATCGAAATCATAAGACCGCGTTGCGTGCCAATCGTCGCTGTCGTAGCCCGGCGCGTCGCGGGTTTCCGGGCGCGCTGCCATGTCTTCCAGCGCTTGCACCACCGCCGGATGATTGTCGATAACCTCGCGCTCGATGCCGGTTTCGACAATCGCAGCCAGATCGGACAGGAGGTCGCTATCGTCCTGAAACGCCTCGCGCGGCTCGTCCGCAATCGGTCTAACTACCTTTTCATACCCCTGGTCAAGCGCGTCCCTGTAGGCAGCTTGGAAACTATCGTGGTGCGTGTCGCCGCTCGGACCCTTATCGTCAAGATAAGTAATGCGCGCGCCGGGCTGGCCATCCATGCGAGGGCCGACAAGCGCTTTTAACTTGCCATTGCGGGTTTCCAAGCGGGCAGGCATACCCGTCGCCGCCAACGCATCGGCCAGAACGCGCCGCGCATCGCTAAGGGCCGCGCTCAACGTCATGTACAAATCTAGCTTGTTGTCTCCAGCGGTGCCCGCCTCAACCTCGGCTTCTAGTGCTTCCCAATCGGCGCGAACCTCGTTCAAAGCATCTTCGGCGTCGGCCACCACTTCATCAGCGGATTGCCCCCCTTCCGGCTCGACTGTATCGCGGATCGGGTTCGCCGCTACTTGTTCGCGTTGCGCCTCGCTGCCTCGTTCCCCGACGGCGGCGTTGTGGTCAGGTGCTTGAGCGCTCTGGCCTTGATTATCGCCATCCGGTCCTGCGCGGCTGCCTGTAGCCCCGTCAAGATCGCCTCGTTCAATTCCTCGTCGGACAGCATCGGCGACGGCTTGGGCTGCGTCTTTGATTTTGCCGGTGTCTTTGTAGCTTTTCGCGCCATCGTTCAGAGCCTCCGAAATCGGTCCCGCCCGGTGCGCCAGTTTTTTGACCAGCGCCATCGCGGTTTCCGTGGTTTGCCTTATCGCCGCATTGGACGCCTGGTCCAGCCGGTTTTCGCCCGCCGACGTGATCCGGTCGCCCCGCTCGGTCAGGGTGCGGAATGTCGCCTTGTCCTCGCCCAGAATGCGCAGAGCGCGGTCCAGCACCTTGGCCTTTTCCGCGAACAGGCTTTCGGTCGTGACGCTTTCCCCAAACAGATCGGAAGTGACTTCCTTTGTGCGCGGCGCGTTCAGGGCTTGGTCAATGATGCTTTCGGCTTGCGCCAGGTTCGCGGGTTTCAGGCGTTCCAGCAGCCGCATGATCGGCAGGTGCAGCGCCTTGTCCTCGACCATGCGGCCAACGGCAGCGGAAAAGTTTTGCGGCACAACCTCGTTGATGAACAGCCCGAATGCGTCGTCACTCAACCGCGTCAGGTGCGTGGCGACAATCGTTCCCGGCCCGACAGGCAGATTTTCAATGACCTCTGGCGCAACGCGCAAGACCTTGGCTGCATCGCGTGCCATGGCCGCCGTCATCCCGTCTGCGGCTTCCGCAATGTTCTTGATCGCGCCCGCCACACGCGCGGCCTCGACCGACACGCCGTCGCTTTCCCGCAAGACCTCGGCCAGCAGGCGGATATCCTGGGATGGATCGCGCTTCATTATCCGTTGCGCAAGGCTGACGCGCTGGTGCCCATCCACAATCGCGCGGGTGCCGTCCTTGAATTCGTAGACGATAACCCGGCCCGACAGGCTGTTGTCCCATTCAGGATCATTGCGCAGCTTGTCCGTTACCCCGGAAGCGTCAGCATCACTTTTGAATTGAAACTGGCCCGGCATTATTTTCAGATCGGCGGCCCTGACTTCATCGACGGCACCATACAGCAGCGCCCCGCCAGGTGCCGTGTCAAAGATCGGCCTGTCCGGTTGCGGCTCGCCCACCGCCGCGCGCGTCTCACGCTGACGCGCCTCGCCCGCCGATAGCACATCGGTTTCGGTTGCTGCGGCTGCGGCATCGTCCAGATCACGGGCAATCCGTGCGCCCACAGCTTGAGCGTCCGCGCGCCCGGTGTCCTGCAAGCCTTTGGCAAGGGTGCGGCGTTCCTCTGGCGTGCCGCCCCCCTTGAGCGTGCGGATCAGTGCCCCCGGCCCCTTGAACAGCGCCACAAAGCCAGCACCAAAGGCCGCGCCAAACAGGGCATTGACCCAAACGCTTTCCGGCTCATCGCCAATCGCTTCGAGATAGGCGTTGCGGCTCGGCGTTATTCCCGCCTCAATCCCAGCATTCAGCGCGCTTTCAATCGCCAGCGTACCCCAAAAGCCAATTCGGGCAGGTGCGCCGATTGCCAGCGTGGCCAGGTTTTCAGGGTGCGTGAATTGTGCGCCAAAGCCACCGATCAAGGCCCCGGCGGTTCCAGCGACCGGCCCAGCGGCACCAATGCGCCGTTCCTGGAATTCGCGCAGTTCCAGATCGCTTTCCGCCTTGTCGTTGCGGCTTTCCTGCACCGCTGTAACGCCAAATTGCTCTGGAACCTCGACGCCCCCCCGCGTCAGGATTTCATTAAGCGCGCCCAGGTCGCCGCTTACGTCGCCCATGTCAGGCGCGGAACCATCATCGAAGGCAGACAGGCCCAGGCGGTCCTCAAGGTCCAACAGTGGGTCAATCGGTTGATCTTCTGGCCAGTTGTCAAATGCGAAATCAAGGTATTCCTCGTATGCCGACTGGTTGAATTTTTCGTCACGCCGCGCATCCATTGGTGCCTCAAGCCCAAAACTGGCACCGATGGACGACAACAGCCCAGCCCCGCCGCTCAGATCGGCAACCTGCCCGCGCGGTGCGGCTGTTTTAATCCAATCCGTCACTGGCCACGCCCAAGCGCCCAAAGGCGCGAAACGTCAAGTTCAACCGTCGATCCGTCCTCATAAATAAACGTGTTGCCAAAATCATCGGCAGGGAAAAACTTGTACTGATTGCCCGGCACCGGGTTCATCTGGCCAACCAGGCCCATGAATTGCCCAAACGGAATTGGCTTGCCGTAGGTGTCAAACGGCTGGGCACCCAATCCGATTTCCAAAAACTGCGGGTTGCTCGCCACACCCATCGCATTGTTGAACACTTCGGTCGTCCATTTATCGGGCAGAATAACCGGGCCAAAGTTGCTATTGTAAACACCGCCCGCCTTGGTCGCGCTGTCCATGCCGAATGCAACCTCGTAGCCCATCTGCATGTGCTTATCTTCGACCTCGGCCTTGTTATCCCGCGCCGCAAAGCCAATCGCGTAATGCTCCGCGATATCCTCAACGCGCGACAGGGTGCCGACAGCGAAGTAGCCAGCCGCAATCGCCGCGCCCGCGACCTCTTGCCTGATAGTGTGCCGGTCGATTTTATTCGGAATGGTCAGGTCGCTTTCGGTCCCAAACAGCATGACCTCCGCATCCTGCGTCCGGCCCAGCCGCGCCATTGAACCGGCGATTGCGTACATGCCATTCCCGCCCAGCGCTTCCAGAACCGCCGTTGACTGTTCCATCGGCAATTCTGCCAGCCCTTCCAGGAATTCAATGCGCGCTGTTGCCGACAGTTCGGTATCGTCCAACAATCCTTTGAGCCGTGTCTTTTCGGCGGCGTCCAGCGGAACCGGCGTCAAAACGCCCTCACCCTCGGCGGCAAGGCTCACATCAAGCACACGCTGCGCAACCTGCGCGCCCAGGTCGCCAGTCGTTTCACCGTCCAGCGGGATAACCTCGATCCCCTTGGCCTTGGCGAAACTCGTGGCGTCGCTGCGCGCCATTTCCGTCAAGTTGGTACTCCACTCGTCCAGCTTGCCCAGAACCTCGCCAATGAACACGCCCTCTTTGCCGTAGCCCTTGCCCTCGGCGGCCAGATCGTTCAGCCGTTCCTGAATTGCCGTCATCGCGTCATCGCGCTGATCGGCGGTCAGGTCGGTCATATCGCCGATTGTATCATAAACCGTTTTTGCCTGGGCGATCTGTTCCAGCAATTCCGGCTTGCCTGCGGCCTGCGCCTCCATTCCGGCCCAGTCAATTTCATCAAGAACCGTGCCCTCCACCGTTGCATCCAGAATTGTGTTCACGCCTGTCATGTCGGCGGTGATGCCCTTTTGAAGTTCTTTCAGCTTATGTTCGAGTTGAAGAATGACGGCGGTTGCCTCGTCATCTATTTCGCCGCGCTCGGCAGCGGCTTGAAGCTGGGTTTTCTGACTGTTGATATACGCGCTCAGTTCCCCGCCGGTCATGCCGTGCGTGGCAACGGCAGCGTCAGCCGTGGCGAATGCAACCTCGGCTTCGCGCTGCAATGCCGGGTAGCCCTCAAGATCGGCCAGGATCGCGGCCCGTTCCTCGGCGGGAATGGCAATCGGCGCACCGGCTTCGGTCATCGACACGTAGGGGTTGATCGTTTCCGTCGTGTGCTTTTTCAGCGTGGCGGCAGCGGCCCGCGCCGCCGCTTCCTTCTGCGCCTGTTCTGCCCGCACCCCGACCTCAAGCTGGCCCAGCAGTTGAAGCGCCTGACCCGGCGGCAGGGGCGACCGGCCCGCGAAAATCTCTTTCCTCATTTCCGAGACAAACGCGCCCTTGGCGGTCGATCTCTCGAAATCCCCCCGGATCATCATTTCTGCCGAAGCGTCACCCATCGCCTGCATTTGCGCGCCCATCTGCGCAACGCTCATGATCCCCGCGCGCGCCCGATCAGCAGGGTAGTCCACACCGTTGAAGGTGAACGCCTCACGCGGCCCGAATTGCGCAAGCTGGCGCTGTGTGCGGACCAGGTGCCCCTGGATTTCCGACGTGCTGGCACCGGACAGAGCCAGCCATTGCGCTTGTTCGTTTGCCGCATCGACCGCCATGTTGAAGGCTTCGGTTTGCCCGGCAATCGTCTTTTTCTCGATCTGCCCGATTGCCTGCCGCACCGCCACGCCGCGTTGCGTTTCGAATTCGGTTTCCATGTCGATTGCAAGGCCGGTCATCGACGCGGGAAGATCACCCATGACCTGCGAGCGTAGGGCGTCCATCTGTTGATTGAGCGCGCCCAGGTCGCCGCCCGCTTCCATCGCAGCAATAGAGGCCCCGGAATAAAGCGCCTGCCGCGCCCGCGCGCCAATCACGCGCTCTGCGGCCTCGTTGAATGCAGCGTCATAATAGGTAAACGGCAAGCGGCGCTCGAATGATGCGCCCCCCGTCGATACCAGTTCCATATCCGGCATTTGCGGAATGAAATTGCCGTCAGGCCCAGCGGCCACCGGCCCGACCTCAACGCGGGTTTGCCCATACTTGCGCCCGCCCGCCGCTCGGCCCTCGCGGACGGCGGCCAAAAGTGTCAGGTCGCCGTTGAATTCATCGTGATCTTGGCCGCGTGTGTTCGGCCCCCAAAACATTTCATTGCCGCCGCCAATGTGAACGCCCCAGCCATAATGCCCAATGCCCGGAAAATATGGTGCAGCGGCACGGAACAGTTTGGCGTAGGCTTTTTTATTCTGATCGGGCGTAACATCTTTGCCGTTGTAGCTCAGCACAAAGTCAGCCGTGCCCGATTTCCCGTGATCGTGTACATCGTGCCGGGTTGATCCGGTGCGGCGCGCATTGACAAACTTGGCGATATCCACCGGGTTCGTGATGCCCCGCGCAGCCGCCATCTGTTTTAGCTGGTTTTCGGAATACTGACCGCCCGACTTGACGCGCACGTCCCAGCCCTTGCCCAGCGATCCGGCGACAATCGCCGAAACCGTCGCCATGTATTCATCTGTCAGCCCGCGATTTCGCCTGGCCCCCGGCGTTTTGTCGCCCATTCCCAGGAAGCCCGGCAGGATAAACGTCGCATTGGCCGCCGTGACCGGCGCGGCACCACCCCCTGCGGCCCCCTGAGCGAGGTTAGGGCGGGCTTTAGGCCTGGGCGGTTTCTGCGCAGTCGGCAGGTTCGGCCCCTGCACCGGGCGTGCATCAAGCCCTGCGATGGTTCCCGCGCTGGCGGCCTCTTGTGATCGCACTTCCCAGGACGGCCCGCCGGTTTCGACCTCGCCCAGCAGATCGGTTTCGGCTTGCCGCTTGCGAACCTCCATAGCCGCCGGGCGCAGAAAATCGGATGCAGCGCCCAACACGCTTGCGAAGCCAGCCATGGCCCGCGCTTCGCCGTCCAGAACGGGCTGCGGCCCCTGCACCATCGGGTCAACGCGGGACGGGCCATAGCGACGGACATTAGCCATAATCGCTCACTCCTTTTGCCAGAATGCCCGCGCCGGTTCCAAACGATCCGAGCAGCGCCGCGCGGCCTTCGCTCAAAAGCCCCCGGCGACGACGGCGCGCAAGGCGCATTCGGTTTTGGTAGTTGTTGCGGTTGGTGTTCAGATCGCGCCCGGCCTCGGCGCTGGTGGCCTCACGAATTTGCCGGGCCGTGCCCACTGCCGGATTGACCCCGTTGGCGATCTGCACAACCTGTTGCTCGGAAATCAGCGCCTCATATTCCTTGGCCAGCTTGCGCTGATTGGCGGACCCTGCCGCCCCCTCCTGCGCTTCGGTCACACTGGCTTCGTTGGCCGCATCTTGCGCCGCTCGGTTGGCGGATACCCCCGCCGCAATTGTGGTCAGCGCCCGGAAAACGGACAGGCCCTTTGCCAGCCCCAGCGAGGCCGCGCCGACCGGCCCGGCAACCGCCGTCGCCGATGCCCCCGCCGTCGCCGATGCCCCCGCCGCGCCAAGCGCGCCGATCCCTTTTCCGATAGCGAGAAACATTGTCGCCATGGTCAAAACCTCGCGTCATAAGTGATAAACCGGATTGCCCACGGCCCCGGCTCACTTTGCGTTAAAACAAGTGTCGGCTCAACTGCCCAGCCCCGCAGGCCGCTGATCCGCTTTGTGCCCGTGAAATTCAAGTCGTCGGCCACCGGGTCCACATCTAACGCGCCCCAGCGTTGCAGCGGCACCGTCCGTTGCGGCCCAGTGCCGATGCCAATGGTGCAAGTCGCGGTGCGATAGAACGAAATCAGCGCCCGGAAAATTCGCATGTTCTGCATTGTCGGCGACGTTTCGCCCTTGCCCTTCGGCGGATGCAGTTCAAGACGCGGCACCATGAACAGCCCGACCTCGGCCTGTTGATCCACACGGAATTCGCCCAGGTCTATCGTGTTGCTGGACGGCGTAAACCGCCCCACGCTCTTGCCGTCATTGTTCACCTGTACCTCAATGCCCTCAAAGCGCTCGGCCACGTCGGAAAGGTCGAGCGACGCCATCCTTGGAAGGATACGAATGGCGTCGCCCTCACTGCGACCAACGGCAAAGGTCACAGTTTTCGCGCTCAAGTCCAGCGTGTAATCGCTCGCCGACAACGGGCGATAAACACCGCTTTCCTCGAACATGACCAGCATATCGCCTTCCTCGGTTGGCGATGTGAATGTGTAGGTGAACACTGTTTGATCGGCAGAGGCGTCAAAGTCCTCAATGTCGGGATTGTCGATGAAGGTTGAGCAATCATTCAGGCAGTCCGGGTCAAACAGTTCGATGTAGTTCCAGGCATTCCCGGCCAGGGTGCGATAGACAACCGCCGATGCCAGGCTGGATCGCGTGGCGACAAATGCCTTGAATGTGCCCAGGCGCGTCGTCATGCGCAGGAAGGCCGCGACGGATTGCACACGGTCAATCACCACGCGCGCCGCTGGCACCATGTCGCCCGCCTCATCGTTGCCGCTGTTGGCCACGAGCAACATTGTCGGCGTCCATGCGTTCTGCGCCCGGCGCAGCGCCAGCGACAGAGGATCGGAAACCAGATGACCGGCCAGCAGTGAAATCGGCTCGGCGGAATAGGATTGCTCGTTGTCCTCGAACAGATATTCGCGCAGCGCCGTGCCGGATGCGTCCGCAAACACCGTTGCGCCCTGCACGTCTGCGGTGCGGGTGTTGGGCCTCACGCCATGGCGCGACGTGTTCTTGAACGCCACGTTGTCGGGCGTGATCGGTTCCGTTGGCGTATAGAATTCGCCCGCCGATGTGAACAGTTGAAGGTGACGGCCCGACACGATCCGCTCAACCGTCACTTCCTCGTCAACGCGCGGCTCAACAACGATTGGCGAGGCGGCCACCGGGTCCAGTTCCTCGCGGAAGTCGGCCACATCACCGGCCCGGCTTGCCGCCAGAACGCCAGGCCGGGCCTTGAAGCCACCAAGCCAGAACCGGCCCTGGTGGAACGCGCCGCAAGACGGATAGCCCCGGTCTGCGCCCCATAGATCATCAGTCGCCGCCTTGCCGTTCTGCATCCGCGTGACGTTGGCGTTGCCCCCGCCGGTCGCCAGGTCGAAGATCAAAACCGCGATTGACCGCCCGGCGTCGTCGCCGTCGAATTCATACTCATAATCGCTATTGCCCTTGTCCGTCACTGTGACGCTGGAAAACTGCGGCAGGCTTTCGATTGCGTTTTTGATCCGCGTCATGTTGGTCGATGAAGTGTTTGACCATGTGATTGTGTCGGTGCGTTCGCCCGCGAATTCGATCACATACTCGTCGTTATTGGACATGCTTTGGAAGTCCGCAATCTGGACCTCGTTTTGTGCCGGGTATGTTGTCGCGTCATCGAATGGAAAGGCAACAATCGTGTCGAATTCATAATTTCCGCCGCGCCAATCGCTTTCATCATCAAGGCGCTGCACCACAAACGGATGCACGTCCTGGTGAAACAGAACCATTGTATCAAGGTCGGCGGTTGAATTGATCGCGTCAATCTGCGCTTCCGTGTGCGGAATGGCAATCGCGGCAACAAACGCGCCCGTCACCGAGTTGAACACGTCGGCATTCAGGGCGGTCAGGATGATCTTGAATTGCGCGTCGCGCTCGGTCGCAATCTCATGCTCGGAAATCGCGCCCAGCGTCGCGCCGCTGTCCGACTGGCTGGCCTCGGTCCACACGCGCGCCTCTGTAAACTGCACCTTGGCGGTGTCCAGATCATCGGTCCCGGCGCGGACCAGGCGCATATACCGGGCATTGAACAGGTGCGCATCGGGCGCGGCAGCAAACCGGCGATCATAGGCCGTGGCCCCCACGTTGATCGTGGCCGCCACGCTCCATGCCGCATCGTCGGTCGAATAATGCAACTCCATGCTGGCGCTGGTGATGCCGCTGGGCAGCGTCGTGAATTGCAGGTCGGTGAAATCGACAAAATCGACCTCTTGGGCCGACCCGAAATCAAGGTGCGCAATCACATAGTCGTCGGTCGTGCCCACGCTGGTTGTCGTCAACAGCGCCGTTGCCTCGTCGTCGTCGTCAATGTTCCCCGCAGTGCCGCCGCTGGTCGCGGTCCAGGTGCCGCTTGCCGTCGTGTCAACCTGAGACAGTGCCCCGCGTTGCGGGTAACTGTGCCGCGTTCCCTCGCGTCGGCCAAACCGGCCTTGCGCAAGCGACGTAATGTTCTCGATAATGCGCGCGGAATTGTAGAACGGCCCGATATCCTCACGCCCCCAGGCGTCGGGCTGCAACTCGCCTGCGGCCAGCGAATGCTGAGTGTGGCGCATAACCGGCATTAATAGTATCCCCGCCCGCCGTAGTGACCAAAGCGCGCCTCGGTCATCGGGTCGCTGTCGTCCAGCAGGCTTTCAGTCGGGCGACCTACCTCATCGGCCTGGGCTGCGCTCATGAACATACCGCCCTTGCCGCTATCGGACGGATTGCCAAACGCCTTGACGTGCAAGCGCTCAGCCTGCGCACCATTTTCGGTGATCGGCACACACAGTTCCGCCGCCAGCCCCCACACGGCCAGGCTTTCGAAGTATGCTGGCCACAGCCCCTCATTGACGCGCGCCGCGTAGCGCACCGTGACGCTCGTCGCGTCGGTCAGAAGGTGACGGCCTGAGATTTCCCACCCCTCGACCACCGGGCTTGCGCCGGTCGATGACGAAAAGAACACCGCGACCGGCGGCCCCAGTGCATCGCTCGGCAGCAGAAACGCCCGCGTCCACTCATTCACCGGAACCGCCGCGCCATCTTCGACCAGATCGGCCCGCTTGCGCAAGAAATACCAGTCTTTCGCCATCATCAGCGAACGGATGAACATTTCATAATGAAGGCCGCATTGCTCTGACTGGGCAGTGTCGTCCTCGAAGCTGGTAATCGGTTCCTCGCCCATCAAACCAAGCGCCTTGGAACATACATCAAACTGATCGTCGGCCATTGCGGTCTCTTTCTATTCAAAAGGCCGGGCAGGTTTCCCCGCCCGGCCCCTATCCCTCGCCCGAAACGTGAACCGGATCAGGCGAACGCATCCACGGCGGCAATAGTCACCACGCCCGCCGAAATCGCCGACACGTGGCAGTCAAAATCTGCATCAGTGCAGTGAATTGCAATCCGGTCGCCCACGGTCAGCAGACCGGCGGCTTCGTTGAAGTACCCCGCACCCTTCACGGCAGCCTTGTTGTCCGCAGTCGTGGCATACGAAAAGATTTTCCGACCGCCGCCACTGCCAGCCAGGTTTTCAAGATTTACGATAGTGAATGCCATTTCCCGGCCTCCAATTAAGTGTGAAAGCAGCGGCCCGAAGGCCGCCACCTATCAGGCTTCGTAAGTGGACACGTCAACCACGCCCCCGGCGTCAACCTCAGTCGATCCGGCGCTGAACAGATAGTTGGCCAGGTGCGAGGTTTTCGTCGGAATGTAGTTGATTTCCATCCGGTTGTTTGTGCCGGATGCGCAGCCCATCGCGGAATGTGCATAAGCAAAGTTGGCGCGAATGTTCGACGTTAGGTCAAGCCCGCCCTCGGAACGCGATGCGATCCAGCGGAATTTGAAGCCCATGAAGGTGTCGATTTCGCCGGTCATCAGCGCGCGAACAGCGTTGTAGTCCTGGCTCGTGGCCTCGGTCTCGCCAAGCAGGCTTTCCTTGCCGTAGTGCGAACCAACGTAGGTCATGCCCTGTTCTTCAACGCCATTGTCGCCAAGCAGGCGCGACGCGCGGCGCAGCTTGTCCACGTTCACGCTGGTGTTCGCGCCGCCGATGCTTTCGGCAACGGTCAACGTGGTGGCAGAGGCTTCGAGCGCGTCGATCAAAAGCTGGTCCTCACGCCGCCCAATAGCCAGCATGATGGATTGCGCCAGTTCGGAACGCTCATCGACATTGGTTTTCGCCTGGTTGAACACGTCGGTGTATTCAGCGGCGTTCCAATCTTCGAGCGTCACCGTGGCGTTGGTGTGAACCAGGTTCATCGGCACAACGTCGGTTTGCGGCGAACGCCGCGTTGCGATGCCAGCGCCCAGCTTAGGGAAACGGTATGTTGCTGCATTCACGCCGCGACGGTCCCGGCAGGTGCCGCGTAGTTTCGGGCGATCCTGGTAGGCGTGCTTGACCTCTTGGCCAAACGCCGCAATCGCTGCAACAGAAAGTGTGGTGGACATTTTCGTCACTCCATCAAGGTTACATTCGGGATTGACCGAGTGCCTTGAGTTGTGACGGGCCTTGATCGCTAGTGCGCCGGGTGCCGAAACTCGCGGGTCTGCGTCTTGGGCAACGTTATGCAGCAGGTAGCAAACAAAAAGCAAGCCCGGTTTTTACGCCGGGATTGAAGTAACAGTTAGGAGAGGTGCGCGCACAATAGGCGCGGAACGCATCAAAGTTCAAGCGGGACGGACGTTCCCTGGCCCAAATGCGCGTTTGCCTTTTGCACATCTTTTTCCGCAGCCCGCACCGCTGTATCCCGCTCGGCCCCAGGCTTCATGGCCAGCGCCGCGCGATAGGCGTCATTTGCATCATCAACGGATTTCGCCCCTTTGATCGGGTCGCCATGCGGTTGCGCCTTGAGACCCATTTTGCCCGTCATGATGTTATACATGATCTGCGTTGCCTCTGCGGTTCCGCACATCACGTTGAATTCGTTCTGCCATTCCTTCGGGATCGTGCCCTGATCGACAAGTTCCTTGCCGAAGTTGATGACCGAATTCGCCATATCGACGGCCTCGGACGCGCCAATCTGTTCGCTCAGGGTTTCCATTTCCTGTTGCGCGCTTTCGGCAATCACTGTGTCGCCATCGCGCAGATCAATCAGCCCGCCATCATGCGCCGCCGACAGTCCATCGCGCAGGAACCCGGCGAATTGCCCCTTGTCCATGCCGCGCGCCAGTGCCGCCTCACGAAACGCATTCAGGATCGGCGTGTTTTCCTCGGCGTTGAGGTAAGGCGCAACAATATCGTCCTCGCCGTCTGCCTCGATTTCGTAACCCTCGGCAGTTTCGGGCACTTCGCCCGCCTTCTTGCCCTTGCCGATCTGGTCCCGAAACCCTTTGATCCGGCCCTGTAGGGCCTTCACCGTGTCCTCTGGCGTTTTGCCGATGTGTTCCGCGTCAACGCCCAGCTTGGCCGCTATCTTAGACCAATCGCCGTCTGCCTCGCCTTTGTCGCCGTCCTTCTCGCCGTCGCTTGCGTGGTCGAGCATTTCAGACAGCGAACCCTTCGGTGCAGCGCCGTCGTAATCGCCTTCCCCACCGTCGCCCTCAGCCTCGCCGTCGTCATCACCGAAAAAGGCAACGGGGCGCACACCTTGCGCCCCGCACCAGATCATCCATTCATCTTTGCCGCTCATCGTTTGACCCTTCCTCAGTCTTGATCCGCGCGGATTGACTGGCGCAGCCCGTTCAGTTGGTTGTGAACGCCCGCCAAGCGCTCCTTGAAATCGCGCACTTCATCCAGCCAGCGCCAGCCTTCCGCGCGCTTGCCGTCCTCATCGACCTTGTAGACCTGCCGGTCCATTTCAGCCGCATAGGCGTCAATCGCCGATGCCAGGTTGTGCCGCGCCCGGTTGCAGCGCCGCTCACTGCCGCCGCTGATCCGCCGCAGAGCCAGGCCATGATAGACCTGATCGGCATCGGCTTGCGCTTTCTCGGCCTTCTCGGCCATTGCGGCCTGGCCGGCGGCCTTTTCGTCAACCTTTGCGACGCCAGCGTTGGTTGGTTTCTTCGCAGTCATCAATCATCCTCCGGTAACGGCCCGTAGGCCCAATTCGACATCTGTGAAACCACGGCGGCCTGACCGTCGCGCATCACGCCAAATTCCATAGGCTCGCCAGGCTGCCAGCGCTGGCCGTGGACAAACTGCCGGAACAGGTAGGCCATGACCTCGCGCCCCTCGGTCGATCCAAACACCATGCGGAACAACTCGCGCGGCGGCCCGGCGCTATCGCCCTGGCCCGCCTTGCCTTCCTCTGCCGCGTCCTGGAACGCCTCAAACCCTAACGCCTCGTCAAACTGTGTTGCCACCCTCCTCGCCTCCCACCATTTCTGCCGCCTGAACAGGGTCGCCGCCACCCTCTGCCGCCACCGCTGCCGCCATGCCTTTCATGATCGCCTGCGCTTCCTCTGGCGTGTTCATCATGTGTGGTGCGACTTCCATCAAGCGGGCAATCTCTTTTGCCACGCGCTCCATGTTCAGCGCCATCATGGTCCCTTGCGGTCCCAGAAGCATTTGAACGATTTCCACAAAGCGCACCAGCGTTGACGCCTCTTGCATTGCAGCCGTTTGAGCCAGAGGCGACTTGATCCGACCATCGACCAAAAGCCCGTCAATAACGACGCGCTGACCGACGATCCCCATGTCAACGCCCGCGTCGATGACTTCCTGAAACAGCGGCGTGACGAATTCGCCATCCAGACGCGCAATCCCGCCCGCCTGGTCCGACACCAGTTCGCGCACGCGCTCAATGAATTCGGTTGCGGTCCTGACCGGCCCCAATTCACTCGGCAAGCTGCGATCCCCGAGAACTTTTTTGATGCTTTCGTGCAACCTTTCCAGCAGCACATCGCCAAAGTTGATCTGTTGCGGCGTGTCCAAGCGTTGCAGAGACGGCCCGCGCGCGCCCGCGTTCGCCTCGACCTTGATGACGGCCAGAGGCTTGATCTTGATCGGCGACAGAACGCCGTCACGGACCTGCGTGTAAATCCCGCCGACCGCAACAGCAGCCGCGCGCAGGGTCATTTCAACGATCTTGTTGGCGGTCCTGATATCGGGCAGGGCGAAGATGACGGGGCCGCGCCCGATTTCCTCGCCTGCCATAGCAGAATAGCGCGGTGTCACGCATTTCTTGCCCAAGTGCATCCGCTCAACCACGCGCGAGCCGCCGTCATGATAGTTGCCGTTGAACCAAAAGACCTCATGCCGCCACTTGCGGTCGCCGCGCTCATCATAATCGAAGTAACGACACTGGCACAGCTTCACGTCCTTTGGCTGCGAATTATCGCGCTTGGCGTTGTCGATTGCCTGCGTGATTCCATCCGGCATCTTGGCGTCTGGCCATTCAACTTGGATCTTGCGCGGGTCCATTTCGTGCCACATGAACACGCGGTCCACGCCGAATGGCCCGTCCCGCGTGACGAATGTTGCAATCGACATGGACCGGAAGGTGATCGGCGACGGCGCAAACACGTTGTTGGTGATGATATCCAGCCCGCCCTGACCAATCAGCCAGTCAACATACATTTCAAACGAAGCCGTCTGGAATGTCGGGCCGTGGCAGATCGCTTGGATAAAAGCCGTGGTTGCCGCCAGCGTGGCCTTCAAATCATCGGCGGTCTGGCCGGTCTGTTCCTTGACGTACTCAGGCCCGGCCACATCAACCAGCTTGCCGGGCTTGACCTGCGCCCAATCCTGATCTTTCGGCGTGTAGTCGGTCGTCATCTGCGAGGCGGCGCGCATCAGGTTGATGCCTGCCGTGCTGTCCCAGATGAAAGACGCCTTGTCGGCGTTCGGATTGTTGTTGGTGAAGTTTTCGCGGTCAGGAACCGTCAGTTCAACGCCTTCACGATAGAGTTCATCGCGCCGGTCTTTGATCTTCTTGGCGGCGTGGCTTTCGCGCTGCGCCTCTTTCACTGACCATTGTGCCACGTCAGTTACCTTGGCTCCCAAGACGGTTGGTAAGTCCCTTGGTCAGCAGGCCCATCAGAATGCCGCGACTGCCCGCCCGGCTTGATCCGCGTTCGGCCCGTTGCTGGGACCGCCCGCTATCTTCCATGTTTTGCTGCGTCTGCTTTTTGGACGAGGCGATCTGATCCTTTTGCTGTTGCGACATTCCGCCGCCGCCGAACATGCTTCCCATCTGACTTTCTCCACACCATTAGGTCCATTTCCAGACCAATACCCGAAATACCCTGTATTGGTCCAGCCTCACGTTTCAGCCCGCCCCACTCGGCCAGCGCCCGCGCTTCCGGCCAATCGCTTTGCACCCAGGCGTGAACCTCATCGAATTCGGCCCGCACCTGATGCCACCAGCGCAGCCCGATCCGCAGTTGTGCCGCCGATCTGAGCGCCTTGCCTCGATACCCGACAAACCAGCCTTTGCCCTGATCGTCGTCTGGCATGACGCAGAAGCCCGCCACCAGCGCATTGCCCTCAAGAATGCTCGCTTGGTAGGGCGCATAGATCGTTTGCCTAATCTGTAATATCGACTGCGATGCTTCCTTTGCCGCGCTTTCGTGCATGTTCGATATCAGCCAATGACGGCCCTTTCCGTCCGTCACGCTCCGAGATAGTCGAGCGGTTTTTGCCATATTCCCAATCCCCCGGCGTCTGCCCGTCATCGTCGGCCTGCACCACGGCGCGCGAATGCTTGTGATCCGTGGCCTTGTGCATTCCCTCGGTGCCGCCCTGCAAGTGATGCGGTTCCAAATCAATGTGGAATTGCTGGGCGTCAACGCGCAGCCACAAGCCCGGCCTGACCGGAACCTGAAGCGCGACCGTGGCGTTGAACGAGTTGCGCCGAATGTGAATGCGGTTTTTGCTGTCCAGCATGGTCTTACGCCACGCGGGCCAAACGTCATCGTTGTGAACCACGAACGAAGGCAGGTTATCGACGTTGCCCTTGCAAGCCTGCATGAGCGTCGGAATATCCAGCTTGAGGTTCAGTTCATCGGGTTGGTTCAACGGCATTACTCATCCCTCCTGATTTCCCAGCGGCGATAGGCCGCCAGGTTCTTGATTTGAATGACCATCGTTTGCCCGTCGATGCCAGACTTGGACAGCTTGGCCACCACGGGCGCAAAGGTCCGCGCGGCGTCGTTCACATCAACCACCCTGCCGCAAGCCCGGATTGCCGACTTAACCCGGTCGCCCTCGGCCCTGATTTCGTCCTCAGAATACATCAAAGTCGCCATCCGCCATGACCGCCTGCGTTGTCTCAACGCTCACTCTGCCGCCTGCCGCCTGATACTCGCCCGCGCCCAGCAGGCCATACCCGCCGCCGTCACACGGATGCGATGCGTCATTTTTGACCGGCTTGTCCTGGTAGCGATCTTCCCCGGCCACTTGAACCCGCTTGTAATGCCAGGCACCCATCAGGCCGGTGCGCAGTTGCGGGCATCGTTCCTTGTTGACCAGAACGCCGGGCTTGCCTCGAATGGATCGACCGCAGGCCGCCACCCATGCCCCGGCGCGCAGCTTTGGATCCTGCGATGGTGCCGGGCGAATGTCGAATTTTCCCTCACGCCGCAGGAAATCCAGCACCTTGACCTCAAATATCTCATCGCGCCCCTCGCCTGCCGGGTCGCCCCAGCCCTGCCCGATCTTGCCGCGCGACACATGGTCAGGAAACCAGCGGTTCAGGTCTTGCCAGCACTGGTCCTTGAAGCGATCCGTGCCCATTTCCCGCCCGATTGTCTCGCCCAGGATGAGGTATGTGCCTTCTGGATGCCGCTGAAACCAGATCGCCGCCGGTTGCAGCGTGCCGCCGCCAATGTCCATTCCGAACATAATCGGCAATTCCTTCATCGGTTGCAGATCGGGCACCGCGCTGGCGTCGTCGTCGTAGTTCGGCACCACGCGCTTGCCGTCGCTGACAAACTCATAAACGCCTTGCAGGTATGAACGGATTTCAGCCACACGCTTACCGGCCAGCGCCCGGCCATAGTAGGATCGGGCACCAATCGGGTTGACCGTGTTGTCAACGCGGGACAGCGCAATCAGGTTTTCGGCGTATGGGTTGACGATCCAGTAGCGATCCGCCGCCTCGCATATCTCAATCGGGCAATTCACTTTCCTAGCCCGGCCCTTGTACCAGATCATCACGTCCGCATCGGTCCAGCGCTGGCCCTGATAGTCGGGAAAGTTCTGGTCGATGACCTCGGCACCGCCGCCCTGTAGCGGCCTGACCTCAAGCACAGCGGGCGGTTGCTGGTGAAACTTGAAGCCCTCCGGCGTGTTGTTCAGGTGCCAGTCGGCAAGCCAATGATCGGCATGAGGCGCGTTGTAGTCGCCCCAAAGGCCGGACCATGTGGTTTCACGCTCATTGACGCGATACCGGCCCACACGCTCAGTCATGCGACTGACCACAACACGCGGGATTTCGCGCGCTTCGTTCAGGAATGCCGCCGTCAGTTCCATTGAAAGCAGCTTTTTAACATCGGCTGGCTTATCCAGGGCGATCAGGTTGACCTCTGCCTGCACGTCAGACCCGGCGGGCGCGTAGTTGTGCGTGGCTGGTGATCGCCAGACAATATCGCCGTATTTCTCCGGCGGGTAAACGATCTGATACGTCTGCGCGGTTGTGGTCCGCAGTTCCGGCGCGGTGTTGCGGATGATTGCAAACCTCGACCGGCGCACCCCGTCAGGCGATGCCGCCTGCACCTTGGCGATTTCCCTGATCTTGAGGATTGCGGGCAGCGTCTTACCCCCGCCGACCGGCCCGACCACGAATGAGCCGAACGAACGATCATTCAGGAAGTCAAACGCAACCGGGCTGGCCTTAAAGGTCCAGGTCACGCCGTCCCCCCGCGCTTTTTCCCGTGGTGGCCTTTCATGTAGCACGGATGGCAAAGACCTGTCACGGCGCGCGCATTGATCGCCTCGCCGCAGTCTTTGCACCAGTGCCTTGCCCGCTTGCGCCTGACCGCCGATGCGTTTTTGTCATCGAATGGCACATCGCGGATCGCCAGATCAGCCTGCCGCCGCCAATCCGCCGTTTCAGCAATGGCGCGATCTGCAACCTTGGCAACCTCGCTCGGGTGCGCTCGAAACACGTTCATGCTGACATTTTGGCGATGAAATACACGTTGAGCAAGCCGTTGTCCGCAGGCCCGGCAATCGGCGCACCGCTTGGGTCCATGACAACCTGACCACCCATGACAACCACGGCGTGCCCCGTGCCCGTGCGCGTGTTCCCGCACAGGATCAGCGGCACGTCGGGCATTAATTCGCCCGACACGGCCAGAACGTCGGCAGGCTCGCCATAGTAATTCATCCATCCCAAGACGAGGCCGCGAATGGAAAGCCAGGATCGCACCCAATCGAATGCACCCTCTGCGCCGCGATCATCGCCAAAGAAGTGCGGCACATCTCGTTTGGGCAGCCCCATAATCGCCGCGATGCAGCAGCGGAAACAGTCTCCAATCTGCCCGATTTCAGGATCGTGCGGCGTTGCTTTGATATATTCCATCCAGTTTCCCTCCTTACGTGACGTTCACTCTCTGAGCGGCCCGCTGACGGGCAACTCCGGTTTTAAGTACCATGACCGCCAAAAGGATCATCATCGCCGGTTGTGGCTGGCAGGCGGGCGCTGCCGGGTGTTGGCGCGCTCCACTTGGGGATCGCTTGCGCGTCGTCCTCTGGTTCTTCGATTTCTTCCTCGATCACTGCGGATTGCCCTGCGCCAGTCTCGCCCCAGCGAAAATTGCAGCGCAGTGAGAATTCAGCGCCCCGGCTGGTTTCCCTGTGGAACAGCGATTGCTCCTGTTCTGCTTCGATTGTGGCCCTCGCCGCGCGCAAGACGTGTTGGATGGGTTCTAGGGCCGGATCGGTCATCTGCATGTATTCGAACAGGTACGAGCGGTTAATGCCCAGGTACGCGGCCAGCCCTGCGATCCCAGCTTTGTTTTCTTTCAGGACAAACGGCTTTCGGGTTTCGTTGCCGTCCTTGTCGGTTTTGATTTCCTCGGCCATGACCAGCAGGCCATTGAAATATGCTTGGCAGAGTTCCCTGATTTGATCCGCGCTGGTGATCTTGCGCACAAACATGCCGGTTTTTTCGTCGCGTGGATGCTTTGCGAATGATAGGCCCTCAATCATTTTCCTGCCTTTGCTCTGAGTTCAGCGATTTGCGCGGCGGTTTCGGCTGGAACCCTCTTACCACGGCGGGCCGCCTGACCGCTAATAGCGGGAAGGTCAGGCGGTTTCGCTGCCTTTTGCGATTTTTCGCCCTTTCCGTCCTCGTCCTCGTCCTCGTCCTCGTGTCCGTCCTCGTCCTCGTATCCGTGTTTATCTCCGTCTCCTTGTATCGCTAGGGGTACGGATAGGGGTATTGATAGGTGTTCCGATACGCCATTTAGCAACGCGGGTTCGGTTGTGATTTTCGGGATGATTTCCGCCGCTTTGTGCCGAGTTGCAACGTCTGCCGCAGCGGCTGCGAATGAGGCAAACGACTGTGCCATTCGTGATAATGTTTCGCTCTGGTTTCTGGTTGGGTTTTCGGCTGCGCGCAGTGATTGGATCTTCTCGCGCCACTCGACCAAACGCGCCACCATAGCCAGCGTGATATCTGCCGCCACATACTGCACCAAATGGCTGTGGGGCAGCGCTTCAAGAACGCTCACCGGCCCGGCGGCGTGCTTGATGCTGGAAATCACATTGACCCGGAAAAAATCCACGATCTGCACCATTTCCTCATCCTCGTCACGCCGGATCAGGCCAACGTCGGACAAGTTCGCCAAGGCATCACCGGCCTGCGCGGAATTGAAAGGTAATTCGAGCGCTGCCAGTTCAGGCGGCATGATAAACGCGCCAGCCGAATTGCCGTGCTTGGACGTGTGCAGATACAGATAGGTCATGCGGGCCGCGTCGTTTTCCAGCGCCCGAAACTTGCGGCTGCGCCAGATTGATGTTGCGATCATGCCAAACCGCCTCATGCCTTCACCCTAATCCGCTGCGCTAACTCCATGATTTCCGCCGATTGCGCGCGCCAGACATACACGCTTACGCCGCTGACGTGCTGGGCGCGATCCTCTGGCACATCAGCGTAAGCAATTTTCAGCGCCGCCCCCAAAACGCGCGGATCAGCGCCGATCAGAATTTTAGGATCAATATCAAACATCGACCTTGGCCCCCTTGCCATCTTCAACCAAGCGCCCGCGCACTGTGACCGCCTGCCCTTTTGTGACTTCTGCCGCGTCGCGGCCTATGTCGCGGTTTTCCCGAAACGACCGCCCCAGCAAATACGGCAGGTACGCGGCCAGCCGGTCCTCGGTTGTCAGTTTGCCCTCTGGCGGCAGAACAGACCGCAACCACCTGGCAATGCGCGGCTTGAGTTTTACCGTGATTTCAAAGGTGCATTCGTCCTCGCCCATCGACGGCGCAGCAAGCGCAGCCTCGACCCGCGCCATGGCCTCGGAAAGCGGTATGCCTTCCCTTTTGGCCAGGTTTTGCGCCCGGTCTATCATTTCCGACGCGCTTGTTTCCTCAGTCATTTCAACACCTTGCTTTTTTTGTGGTAAATAATTGCTCTTTTATTATTAAAAACTATTGCCTATGTCAATGTGGGCTGTTAGGTGACGTATAGCAAAAGGGAACGAACCAGATGACCATGCACCGCATTGCCAACACTTTCCGCGATAGCCTCAATACAAAATTCGGGTTTCCACAAATACAGCCCAGCGTGGGTGAGTCATTTGATGTCAACAACGACCTGCACCTGTTTGACATCAACACCGTCATGCACCGGGACGGGCACGTCACTAAAGGATCGCCCGCCAGTGTCACCCACGACAGTTTAATCGACTACAACCGCCGCCACATGAGCGCTGACGCCTTCGCCGATCACTATGCCGACGACCCGACCGAAAACGGCTTTGGATACTGACGCATAATAACCAGAGGAACGAACCAGATGAATGATCTTTTCGACCAGCCCGGCGCACGCGGCCAGACCGGCGAACGCCAGACCGATCTTGAGGCATTGATTGCCGAAAACATGGATGATGACGATATCCGGGATGCGTTCGATACCAACCCCAATTTGACCTTGGCGCAATTGGCCCGCATGGCCATGCGTTCGGTCCCTGAAATCAAAAAGGTGTTGTTGATTCTATGAACAACTACGAAGCAAAACAGGAAGCCAAGCGGGACCGGCTGAACGCCGCCGCCGACCGGGCAGAGGAACGCGCCGCCGCCGCATTTGATCGCGGCGATCTGCGCGAGGAAAAATCCGGCATTCCGCTGGGCCAGCCGATCCTTGTTGGCCACCACAGCGAAGGCCGCCACCGTCGCGCCATTGCGCGGGCCGACAATGCCATGCGCAAGAGTATCGACGAAGGCAAGCGGGCCGGTGATCTGCGCGCACGCGCCGCCGCTGTTGGGCAAGGCGGGATCAGCAGCGACGATCCCGAAGCGATCCGGAAACTGCAAGCCAAGATCAACAAGGCCGAGAACTGCCAAGCATTTATGAAGGCGGCGAACAAGGTTGTTCGCGCATTCTACAAGGCAGGCGTTCGTGACGCAGATAGCGGCGACTTGTGGCTGCGCTACCTGACCAAATTGAATGACCTGCCTGGCGGCGAAAACATCACGCCCGCCGCCGCCGCCGCTCTGTTGCAGGGCGATTTCGCCGGGCGCATTGGTTTTGCCGACTATCAGTTGACCAACAATAACGCCAACATCCGGCGCATGAAGCAGCGCCTTGCCCAGCTTGAGGCAAGTGCGGAAGCGGAAACCGTCGCGCAGGAATTCGACGGTTTTGAACTGGTCGAAAACACCGAAGCGAACCGCGTTCAATTCATGTTTGAGGCCAAGCCCGACGCCAATGTGCGCGCGGTCCTGAAATCAAAAGGGTTTCGCTGGGCACCATCGCAAGGCGCATGGCAGCGGCACTTGAACAACGCCGGGCGCTACGCGGCCCAGCGCGTCATCAATATGATGACGGAATGACCTGCTCACAATGCAAAGACACCGGCATGATCCGCGAAACCAGGCGCGTGCTTTACGAGCGCAGCACCGAAATTGCGGAAGCCTGCCGATGCGAAGCCGGGCGCGCGATCAGCGCCCCGGCACCACCCCAGCCCAGCAGCGATGATCTGCTTTATCCAAGGAAGGAAGCCTGAACATGGCCCAATTTATCCTGCATCTGGTCAGAGACGGGAAGCTGTCTTGCCCAGACTATTACCCCGATTTCACAAACTCCAACGCTTTAACTTTATCGTTTTCCAGCAAAGATCAGTATGCCGATCAAGGCAGTGTTACCGTGTTTTCCCTGGACGCCGTGACCGCCGAGTGTCTGGCTCGCATCGGGCAGATGGACCCGGCCCAGCGCGCCGCCGCCCTGCCGCACCTGCAACGCATCATGAACCCGGAGGAATTCGCATGAGCGACCAACCCAAAACATACCCCGATGGCATTTACTGGCGGATGCCGTTCGAAGAATACCTTGCGGTCCCGGCCCTGTCGTCGTCTGGCGTCAAGGCGCTGCAAGCCAGCGCCGCCGACTTCTGGTCGCGGTCCTGGATGAACCCGAAACCCGCCGAAGATGACGACAGCCCAGCCAGATCTCTGGGCCGGGCGTGGCACACGGGCGTTCTGGAACCGTCAGAATTCCCGCTGCGCTATGCCCGCGCTCTTGAGCCGGGCGATATCGGCGAAAACGTCCTGATGACAGACAGCGAGGTCAAAGCCCGGCTGAAAGATATGGGCGAGGCGCAGACCAAGGCGGGCGAGGTTGCCGCCGAGCGGGCGAAGCGCCTTCTGGCGGTCGATCCTGACGCGCTGATCTGGTCGCACGAAAAAGCGCTGTGGGAAATCTCTATCGGCGCGCGCGAAATCCTGTCAGCAAAAATCTATGACCGATTGAGCGACGAGATTGACACGCTCTGGCGCGTGGATCAGGTCGCGGCCCTGTTGGGCAATGGTGTGCCAGAGGTCACGGTGATCTGGACCGACGAAAACGGCACGAAATGGAAAGTGCGCATTGATAGCCTGAATTCGCAAGGCTTCGTCGATTTGAAAACTTTTGGCAATCAACGCGGGCAGGAATTGCGGCAGCACCTTTGCAACGAATTCCGTTATCGCCAATACTACATTCAGGCCGCGCTCTACCATGAAGCGGTCCAGACCATTCCCGATCTGCCGATCATAGGGGAAGCGCCGCCGATCCTGTCCGATATCCGCAAGCACCTGGGCGAACACATCGCCGAAAAGCGCTTTGCCAGTTGCACCTACATTTGGGCGCAGACCGGCGGTGTGCCAAATGTCATGGTGACACCTATCAGGCTCTATCACCTGCCGCCCGGCATGGATGCCGCGACGATCCTCACCGACGACGCGCCCGAAGATATCAGCGAAGGCAACGCGCCAAGCGAGGTTCGGAAATATCTCAATCCGACCCGATTGCACCGCAAGGCGCGGCTCCACATCGACAGCGCAGCGCGGGAATACCGGACGCATATGGAATTCCACGGCGACAAAGGCGCGCCGTGGGCACCGCTCTATCCGGTCACGCCGCTGACCGACGATGATTTTAACGACTATTGGCTTGATGGGGAAACGGCATGAAAAACGAAATCGCAACCGTGCAGCAGGCCGATTTGACGCCTGCCGAGCGCATGTTTTCGCAACTGATGGAAGCCGCGAATAACCCGGATATTGACGCCGGGAAAATTCAGGCATTGGCCGATGTGCAAACCCAAGTCCTGCGCACCGCCGCCGATGAAAAGGCGCGGCTGGCGCGCGATGCGTTCAACCGGGCCATGTTTCAGGCCCGGCGAGGTATGCCGCGCATTACCCGTGACGGCGCGATCACCAACAAGGCAGGCAATGTGCAGTCGCGTTACGCCACCTATGAGGCCATCGACCGAGTGGCGCGGCCCATTTGGGAAGCCGAAGGTCTCGACGTGGGCTTTGAATTGAGCGGCGACGAAACCGGCAAGGTTTTGGTGACTTGTATTGTTACCAGCATGGACGCGGAACACGGCAGCCACGTTGAGCGCTTCGGCCCGATGCCGCTGGCCATCGACACGACCGGCAGCAAGAACGCCACCCAGGGCGCGGGATCGGCTGGCAGCTACGGCAAGCGCCACACGCTTTGCGCCGCGTTCAACATCATCACCGAGAACGAGGATAAAGACGGCGCGGCAGCGCGGCAGATCGCAAAGCCGACCGAAGCCTGGCAGGCCGAGGTATCCGCCAAGGCCCAGGCCGCCGCCCAGAACGAGGCCGCAGGATCGGCGGGCGCGTACAAGCGCTACCTCGACACCCTGCCGCAGATGCACCGGGGCTGGCTGTTCGACAGCGGGGAACACGACGCCAACAAGCGCACGGCGGGCATTTGATGTGCAATGGTTTCTCAAGCGCAGTCGTCGCGCCTGGCAGCACCAGCAAGGCCGCAAGTTGCGGGCCGAGGCATGGGAGGCCGGGCGCAGGGAATGCCCGGCCTGCCGCCGCCGCATGTTCTTTAAGGGCCATGAGACAAAGGCCGAGTGGCGAGGCGCGTTCCTTCGATCCGGCCAGAAGGCCACGAAAGGGCAGGCCGAGAAGTCCCGCGCAACCTGCGATCACATTGTCGCAAGGTCACGCGGCGGTCCAGACCGCGATGACAATACAATATTGCTTTGCTGGTCCTGCAATGCCTTCAAAGCCGACAGACTGCCCTACGCCTTTTGGGCGTGGGTTGAGCGCTATTATGGCGCTATCGACCGGGACACGGCAGACCGGATCAAGACTGCCGTTCAAAAGTACCATCCACAGGAGAAATTACGAATGACAAAACCCGACAAAACCCCCGCCGAAAAGCCTGTTGAATTTGACGCGCGCGCGAAAACCGCCGTGATCCTGGATATCAGCCCGACCGGACGCCTGAGCGTGACCCCATTCCAGGGCGAGGATTGCATGGCCGAGGCCAAGGCCGCCGCCAGCGTTCGCGCCAAGCGGATTGGCCGCGACGTGCAAGTGTTCGGCCCGCAGGCGACCGTCATGGCCCCGCCGCCGAAAGCCGAAGCGCAGGAAGTGCAGTTGTCATTTGACTAAGTTACGTGCGCTTGATGAGAGGCCCGGCAGGCAGGCAAGTATGCCGCCGGGCACCACCACACCAAAAACGGCACCATGCCGCCCAGCCGCGCCACAGGAGGTCAGACAATGGCACGAAAAGAACGAAACCGTAGCCTGCCGATTGAGGAAGGCCGATGCAACGAATGCGGGGCACCCGTGCCGCCGGATCGCTTTTACTGCGATGCCCGGTGCAGTGCCACCTATTCCAACCGCCTCGCGGCGCAGGGCAAGGCTCTTATGCAAATGCTCAAGGTGTGGCGGAAACACCGGGGCGCGAAGGGAACGCCGGGCGAGGGGAAAATGAGCGACGTTTGCGACAGGCTGGACGCGATCCTTGCCGAAGATCGGGCGCGCTGGGACGTAAAGGAGAAAGAGAAATGAAGTTTGTTTTGATATTCATTCTGGAATTATCGGTGATCGCCGCGTTTTTCCTGGCCTGCATGGCAATGGCTTTTCTGTGAAAGGAGCAAGACCAATGAAACCCATCCCAGAAATCGTGACCGAGATTGCAGATCGCTATGGCGTCAACCCATCTGAAATGACGGGCAGAGGGAGAACCCGTGATATGTATGTCGCGCGGTCGCACGCAATTTTCTTCAGCTTTCAAAATGGCCACAAACCGGCAGACATTCGTGAGTATTTCCGGCGAGATCGCACATCGATGCACGCATCGTTGGGGGCGCACCTCGTCCATTTCCGGAACGGCTGGACGCAAGGAACTGCGCTATGAGCTATCGTCAAATGACCAAAAGGGTCGCCGCACCTAGCCTGCGCAACATGACAGCCCTTGCTGTCTCGGACCTTGTGATGCTGCTGCCGGATGATGAACTGAACAAGCTTTCCGTCCGCTGCCACAATCTCCAAAAAAGCAGGTACATCGTAAAACTTCGCAACCAACTGGGCGAAGCCGAATCCATCACCTACGGAGAATGAAAAATGATCGCCACCACTTTCTGCTTATTCTTGGGGGCAGCACACATCCCCGACCTGCAACCCCGCATCATCGAGTACGACTGCGGGATGAACGAGACTCAGTGCCAACTAAAGGGCAACCGCCTTGCAACCCAGATCACCGAACTGACCGGGCTGGTCATCCTGTTTATGTGCGCCGAGCCAGCCAAGGAGACAAACCAGTGACCATCAACTGAACTACACGCAGCCCGCTTCCAGCTTGACGATCAACTCCGCCGCCGCGATCCGAACTTCAGG